AAAATGGTATTATTTTATCAGGAGCTACAGGTAGTACTGGATATACAGGTGCTACAATAACTGGCGTAACAATTGTTTATAATACTTCACAATCATTAGATTTTGTACCAAATGTTGGAGTATCTAATTGGCTTCAAACAAGCGGAAATACTAATTGGACTAATGCTGGTGCATATATTAGTGGGGTGACTCAAATAATTGGTACTGAACATTTTGAAAAAGGTAACGAAGATATTGATATTGATATTACTGATTATATAAATCAAAGATTATTTAGTGGATATACTGGAACTTCAGTATATACTGGCAGTTCTTTTGGTATTGGTATTAAATTTACAGACAATTTTGAAGCACTCGACCCTGAACTTAGGCAAGCAGTTGCATTTTTTGCAAAACATACTAACACTTATTACGAACCATACATTGAGACAACAATTGATGATACAATAACAGATGATAGAAATTATTTTTATCTGGATAAAAAAAATAAATTATTTCTTTATGTAAATGTTGGCAATGGTAATCTTAACAATACCATATTAATTGATAGAGTTGAAATACATGATAACGAAGGTGTTTTAATTGATATAATAAGTGGTATTACTGGTGTTACTAATGTTAGTAAGGGTGTTTATATGATTAATTATCAAGTTAATTCTCAATATTATAATGATGAATTAATTAATGATGCAATATTATATGAAGATACTTGGTATTTAATCATTAATGGTAGATCAACAAAATATACTGGTGAATTTTATCTTATATCACAGGATAAATATTATGCATTTAATAACTCTAATCATATTAATCTTGAAAATTACTTTTTTTATTTCTGGGGAATTGGTGAAAAAGAAAACATTAGAGCAGGAGCAAGAAAAAAAATTAAATTAACTATTAAAGAACTCTATGCAAATCAAAATAATTTCTTACCTTTGGATATTGAATATAGATTATTTACAACGGTAGGAAAAAAATATGAACTTGATTTAATACCATTTACTCCAGTGAATCGAACAAATACAGGATATGAATTTAATCTTGACACTTCGTGGCTGATTCCACAGGATTATTTTCTACAAATTAGAATGAAAAATGGTGATTATTATGAGAACAAACAAACACTTTCATTTACTGTTATCTCTGACGGAAATATAAAACCGTAAAATTTTATTAAATATTGTAATTTTTCTTATTTTTATTTAGTCTAAATAAAAAAAGTCTTGTATTTATCATAAATGTAGGCTATATTTGTAGCACAATTTTTATAATTGAAAAATAACTTTACTGTAAATTAAATTAAAATGGAAAACCAAAATGAAACGACAAACCCACAAGGTGGTAATTTGTCAGATTTGAAAAAAATGTTTACTGATTATCAAAACAAACAGAAACAAACAAGACGCAAAACAAGTGAAGAAATCTTAGCGAAGTATTTCGTTCCGAGAAGCATCAAAGAGATTTTTAGAATTCTCCCTCCCAAACATGGTAAAAAACACATTGAAGAAGCATTCTTTCATGTTATAACCACTAATACTTCTGGTGGGAAGAAAAAGCACGGAACTGTTGTTTATTGCCCAGCGCATAATGACCCTAAAGTTCCAAAACTCGATCAGAGTGGACAGCCAGCATTAGATACTAATGGTCAAAAAATTATGATTCCTGCTCCTTGTCCTTTATGTATTAAAGCAAAAAAATTGCTCGCACAACAAAATCCCGCATTAAAAGGCAGAAAGAAAGAAACTTTAAATGCAAGTGAATTAATAATTTACGAAAAAAACAAAGTAATTTTTACTGAAGCCAATAAATGGGAAGCAAAAAAATTCTACATTATTCGTGGAATTGATAAAGGCAAAGAAAAAGATGGTGTTAAATTCTGGAGATTTAAACACAATTTTAAAAATCAAGGAACACTTGATAAATTACTTCCTATATTACAAGAATATACGGATATGAATCAGGTAGATTTTGCAGACCCAAAATTTGGAACTGACTTAAGCATTACAATGGCTGACAGTGAATTCAATGGTCGTGTTTACAAACAAATATCTGCAATCAGTGCCCGTGGAAAATCACCACTCAGTGGCGATGCACTTGTTATGCAATCATGGCTTGAAGATAATATCATATGGAGAGACGTTTTTCTTCCTAAAAAAGCACCCGGTGTTGAACCTTATGAGTTTCTTGAAATGTGTGTAGCTGGTACAAATCCTTATTGGGATGACAGTGATTCAGGTAACAAACATTGGGTTTTCCCGGGTCGTCCAGACTTAGAGGAAGCAGCCAATACTCGTAATCGTAATCTTGATGCTGATGAAGATGCAGCATTCGAACAGGCATCTGATTTAATAGATGATGAATTTCCACGTGTTACAGTTAGTAACATAACTGCTGACAAAGTTGGTACATATGAGGATGATGCAGTGAATGTAGGAAATCAAGTGTTGAATAATGCACCTGTAGTAACACCAGAAACAAATGTAACTGGAGAAGACGAACCTGAACCTGACAAGAATTATGACGATCTTCCTTTCTGATGTAATTGATTATTAATTAAATTAAAATTTCATGAAGGGGAAATGTAAAAGTTTCCCCTTTATTATCTTATTAAAATATTTAAAATATGGCAGCAAAAGCAGAAGAAGTACCTTCAAATGACAAGGTACGTAAACCAATACCTAAGAAAAATTTCTCACTTGATAATTTTAAGAAAAAAGTGGGAGTTGATGACGTTCCAGATAAACAATTAATTTGGATACCAATGTCTGCAGGTTTCAAGAAAGCGTGTGGACTACCCGGTTTTGCCAAAGGTTATGTTTGTCAAGTTCGTGGTCACACAAACACTGGTAAATCAACAGCAATTTGTGAAGTACTTGTAGAAGCACAAAAAATGGGCATTTTACCAATTCTTATTGATACTGAAAATAATATGGGAAAGGGTAACTACAGATTAACTGAATTAGGTTTTGATTTTAATAATTATATTAGAGTTGATAACGATTTTTTACTTCAAAAATTTGGTAAAATACAAGATAAAGACAGAAAAGAAGCTGCTATTGAAGACCTTGCAAAATGTTTTTATTATTTTCTTGACATGCAAGCAAATGGTGAATTACCATTTGATTTATTATTTGCAATTGATTCTATAGGTACATTGAATTGTATTCAAACAATTAACGCACAGGTAAAGGATGACTCACAAAATAATATGTGGAATGCTGGTGCATACGAAAAGGCATTTATGTATTTATTAAATAATACAATACCAAGCAGCAGAAAAATTAACAAACCGTATACCAATACAGTTGTTGCAACTCAAAAAATTTGGATTGATAATATGAATAAGGGTGTGGTTAAGCATAAAGGTGGTGAAACATGGAATCTTGGTGCAAGACTTATATATCATTTTGGTGGTATTATAACACATGGAACAAAAGCTGCAACTGCTGATAGTAAAAAACGTACAGTTAGTTATGGTATTGAAACCAAAATTAGTGTCGCTAAGAATCACGTTGACGGTCCGCTTGGGGGTATTTCAATGCAAGGTACTATCATATCAACTCCGCTTGGCTTTGTAAATCCCGATGATATTGATGAATTCAAAAAGAAACATATACTATATTTTCGTAATTTATTTGAAGATGATACAATTAATGCTGATGAACTCACATTATCAACAAAAAACATTGATGCAAATGGCAAAATTTCATTTGAAGATGAAATAATTGAAAAAAGTCCAGAATTACCAGAACCAGAAGTTATATAATGAAAACCAGAACATTATTGGTTGATGCTTCTTATCTTTTACAACGTTCATATCATGGCGCAAAGGATACATATACGCAATCATATGGACATATTGGAGCACTTTATAGTTTTTTAACCACTGTTCGTAAAATGATTAAAGAACATATGATCAATAAGGCAGTACTTGTATGGGATGGTGAAGGTGGTGGTGTTCAGCGTTATGAGATTGACAATAAATATAAAGCCAATCGTAAAAGCAAAGAATGGTATAATAAAATTGAATTAAGTGAAAGGGAGATTAAAAGAGAAAAAGAAAAAAAAGATTCAATTCTTAAACAAAGACAGAGCATAAAAGCATATGCAGAAGAATTGTTTTTAAGACAAATTGAAATACAGGACATTGAAGCAGACGATATTATTGCTGCCTATTGTTTGAAATATAATAATAAAGAAGAAATTTTTCTTTATTCAAACGACAGAGATTTTGCACAATTATTGGATTTGAATTTAACCATTATATTTCCGAATATTGAAAAGCCAGTAACTAAAATGAATTATATGATGTACTTTAATCATCATTATTCAAATGCATTAATATTAAAGATAATATGTGGTGATACTTCTGATAATATTGATGGTATTGAGGGTATGGGTGAAGATACTCTTTTAAAATATTTTCCAGAATTGAAATTTAAACATCTGACGGTGAGAGAAATTTGTAAAAAAGCAGATAAAATTAATGAGGAAAGAATATTATATAAAATGAAACCACTAAAATCACTTGTTAATTTATTGAATAATATTGACAGATTAAAAATGAATTTTAAATTAGTTAATTTGAGAGAACCGTTGATCAATGATGAAGTAAATGTAGAACTGGATAATATCGATTCTCCGTTATCATTTGATGACAGAGGTAGCAAAAATTTGATAAAAATGATGAAAGAGGATGAATTTCTAACGGTTTATGGTAGCACATTTGTTCAATACGTAGAACCATTCTATACCGTAATCATGTGTGAAAGAGATTTATATAAAAAATATAATCCTAGCAAAAAATAGTTTTTAAAAACCCTTTCTATTTAGAAAGATTCTAAATACATTTGTATATAGTTTATTAACAATTAAAAATTTATAAAATGAACGAAAAAGAGCATAGTAATTTATTCAGGTTTTCACTGTATCAGGAAAATGTTTTATTGTGTGAAAAAGTATTTGATGCTGATCAGTTTAATCCTTTCACAAGGTATTCAATTGATATTAGAGACATTTTACCAAGATCAATTACCAGATTACAGAAGGTATTATCAAGAAGGAGTTACAACACTGTTATTGAATATGGCAAAGCAAATTATGGGGATTTGTATCAGTTTAATCAAAAAATGATAAATCTATATCCAAAAGAATATAGAGAAGGTATGCGTTATAATCCTCAACCTGTTGTTCAACAAATATCCATTGAGCAAGAAGAAAAGACAATTCGTGGTGTTGAATGTAAAATCGGATTTTATATTAACGACAAACCAATTGTTGAGAGAACATTTTATGTTGATGGTTTTAATCCTGTTGCAAGATGGTCACTTGATTTAATTGATGAAGTTGTATATGTTACTAATAGTATTAAGTCAAAAATCTTAAATAGTGATGAGAAGAACATGTGGGATGATTATGATTTGATTAATATGAAAGGTTTGTCAATTACACAAATCAGAGAACTTTCCCCTTCGAAAAGAGAGGAAATGCTAAGAAGACTTAAGCGAAATTAAGTTTTATAATTATATGGGCAGTTGTTGGAAATTTTTTATTTTCATTTGTTAGTTATTATTATCTTTTGTTTTTCTCCAACAACTGCCTTCTTTTAACAAATATTTCAAATGAGTGAAAATACAGAAAATACCCTGACCTCTTATTTAGGTCCTGAATTTCAGCAACGTTTAATGTGGCAATTACTTGTTGAACCAGAATTTGCAGAAAAAACAATATCTAATTTAGCAATCGAATATTTTGATGACCCAAATCTTAAAAGATTATTTATAATAATTCTTGAATATTATAAAGAAAACGGAAAAGTACCAAATCTTCAGAACCAAAGTATATTACAAGCAATTAATAAATATAAAACACCAAATAATATTATTGAAGAAGAATCGTTATTTGCTGTAATTAAACGTATTGAACTATGGAATGAAAGAATTATTAATAAGCAATTATTATATGATGGCGATATTATTCAAAAACAAACAAAAGAATTCATTAAACAACAAGAATATAGAAAAATTGGTGAGTACATACTTACCAAAACAAAGAGTGGTGAAATAAGAAACAAATATTTTAATACTGAGATTCAGGATAAGATTCAAAAAATTTCACATATTGGTGATGAAGAAGATTATGGGACTGATGTGTTTGATAATATTGACCATGCATTAAGAAAAGAATTCAGACAAACAATTGCAACTAGTGTAGGTGCTATCGATATACTTACTGGTGGTGGTTTGGGTAAACAAGAAATTGGTGTAATATTAACACCGAGTGGGGTTGGAAAGACAACATTGCTTACAGTAATTGCAAATAGTGCTTATGAAGAACAGAAAAATGTTGCCCAAATAGTATTTGAGGACACTATTGAACAAATTCAACGTAAGCATTTTACATTGTGGTCAAAAGTTCCATTAAGCAAAATTGATGATGAAGAACAAAATGCTATAGTCAATAGAATTGCACACGAGAAAGCCATTAAAATGAAAGGCAAGGGCAACCTTGTTATTAAAAAGTTTAGTCAGGAGAACACTACCATGATGGACATTCGTAAATGGATGATTGGTTATGAGAAAAAATATGGCATTAAATTTGATATATTAGTGCTTGACTATTTAGACTGTCTTGAATCACATAAAAAATCTCCTGACAGAAATGAAGCCGAACTTGTAATTATAAAATCTTTTGAAGCACTCGCATCTGATTTTAATATACCTGCATGGACTGCAATACAAACCAATCGTAGTGGTTTTAATGCCGAATATGTTGAAGCATATCAAACAGGTGGTAGCATAAAAAGAATACAAAAAGCACATTTTTTTATGAGTGTTGCCAAAACAAGAGATCAAGCAGAAGCAAGTTTAGCTAATATTCGAATAATTAAAGCAAGATTTGCAAAAGATGGTCAAGCATTTAATGATTGCGTATTTAATAACGATACATTGGAAATTAGAATTGAAGACCCTAAATATCCTTTACAAGCTAAAGGAGTGAAACATCATGACACTGAAGATATTAATAAACT